CCGCCTGAATAAACAAAGGTTGTATTTGTCCCAACCAGAGTAGTGGCGCCGGTGTAAGTGTAGTACCCAATGCCACTTGCTGCTGCACCTGAACCAGTGAAACTGCCTGTAGTTGTTACATTAACAATCTGACCACTAACAAGTGAGATTGTAGTACCAGAAGTTGTTGTGCTTAGGGTATAATCAGCGGCCCTGTAATTATCGTTGCGGACAATAGAAATTGAATCAACTACGCCGCCATTATTAATGTCGTCACTAAGGGCCGCATCCATATCAACAAGAATGGACGGAGCTTGACCCCCTTGCACAAACAAGGTATTGGTACTAGTACTACCAACAGTTTGTGTTGTGACTCGCACAGAATCGAATAATGGGCGGTCGATAAAAAGCGGTTGCTTATTCGAGGAAGTGGATGACAAGTTTTTTACCGTAATTCTTCGTATTTAAATTCTAACTTATTCAGCTTAGATTTGAGCTGAATAAGGATCCTGAAACATAGAGGCTAAGAAAGCATTTGCAACAGAAGAAGGTTGCGGTTGAAGTTGTTTTGCTAGCAACTCAAGTCCTAATTGACCTTTCATCTCTTCTACTGCATTCTGTCCAAATAAATTTCCAGCACTTATTAATGTATCCAATGCTGTCGAGGCCTGAGCAGGAGCAGCGCTTGTGCTAGTACCAGCAGGAGCACCTAAACTTGATTCCCACCATTTTTTAGTTGGTGATCGCTTGCCCTCATTAAAAAATGTATTCTCTGAAAGATTAGGAGACGCACCCAAAGTTTTTAATTGTTGTGGGTTTAGGTATCGTTGCACACCTCCGACCATTGCAGGAATTAAATTATCAGGATGGGACATTAGCTGCCCAATGTCTTTTAAATATGAAGTGCTACGAAAATCAGTTTTACCACCTAATTCTTTTGCTACGCGGCCAAGCTCTTGTCGTCCTTTATCAGAACTGTAATAACCTAAAGCTTTTCCTGGGTCAACTTGACCAAAGCCAGGAGCTTTCATTGCGGCATACTGAGCTGGATTTATCCAACTTGCATTACTGCCATAGTCGGGATTATGGTAGCGGTTAATCATGGACGCAACAGTCCCTGGCATTGCGCCACGGGTGGGATCCCTTGCTTCTAGAGTTGCAACCTGAAGCATTCTCCTGAATGTATTTTCAGGAACTCCATACATTGTTCCAATGTTAGGTGCCATATTGTTGACTACTCCGGTCGATAGTTAAACATTATTTTTCGCATTTCTTCTTCAGATATTTCAGGTATTGCTGAATAAATAGATTGGTCAGATGTCAAGGGAAGTCCTGCACGAGTTGCACCACCCACTGAAACCACTCCTTCTGCCCAGGGTTGAGAAACAACTCCAGGAACTTTAGCTTGCGTCCCGGGTGTTTGTCCTGCAAGTACTTGTTGGATAACATCATAACCAGATTGACCGGGCTTAACCTTTTCTGCTAGGCCGCGATGCTTTTCTGCCCATATACGCATGCCAAGATCTTGGGCAGCAGCTGGATCAGAAGTACGTAAATCTTGGTACTGCTGCAGCATGGGATTTTGAGCTGCTTGTTGAGCAACACTAGAAAGCTCAGAGGCGTACGCACGATCTGCTGCTGGAGAACCGGGAGCCATAAGTGTCTGACCGGCGCTACCACCAAAAGGTACATATCCACCCATGTTACCGCCACCTATGCTGCCGCCGCCTGCACTACCTTCTCGATTAGTGCCGATCTGAGAAGCCCTGGCTTTGGCTGCAAGAACCAATTCATCGTGGGTATAGCCTGGGGGAAGACTAGAAACACCACGGCTTGTGTAAGGAATATGCCCACTTAACGCTTCTTTGCCTGAATAAATAATTTCATTGGCAGCTCTATCTGCTAAATTTTGCATTATTCCAGTATTTTTAAATTCTGTTGGTTGCATGAAGTTGTTGCGCACCTCGTTCCAGGGGCGCCTTTCAATAACTCCTTTACCAAGCTCATAAAATTTACGGGCAGCATCTCCGCCTCTTTCAAATACTCCAGGTACTTCATTGAGAATAGCCATTCCAGAAAAGCCAGGAGCACTAGAAGGTTTTAATGTAGGGCCACCTCTGTTCCAGGGGGGGTTTCGTACAGCATATTGAGTTAAAGGATTAAGATTTTTAAGCAGGCTTCCAATATTAAAACTAGTTCCAGGAGCAGGGGTAGGCATGACACACGTTTCCTCAACGATGATTTAGGTGTAACCAAATACGTGAACCCACTGCAGTATCAGCGGGACCAGGGAGTGCTTGAATAAACTCAGCACCTGAGCGCTCATATCGATAACGAGCCTGAAAGGGATCTTTATAGTTTGGCACATAAAGAATCATGGCCAAACGATTGGTTTCGTATAAGTATACTTCGTCCCATACCTTAAGAGCTTCTTTAGCATTACTTGATCGAATTGTACGATCAACGTCACCAAGAATACTTTCAATTCTTGTAGAAGGAGATGTTGCTACTTCTGTTTTTTTCTCGGCTGTATCACAACGACCAATCTGAATAATGATTTTATCGTAGAAGAAAGAATCAGGAACAGTATTTAAAGATTCCTCCAGGCGAGCATAGTCCCCCGCTGGAACAGAAACTGTAAAATATCCCAGATGATACCTTACCCTGCTTTTGTCAAAATCAGATAACTGCACTGATGATTACCACCGTTCTTACATTATAGGTGCAACAAATTTATATCTAAGCTTGATAAGGATTTTGTTGCATCACATAACTCATCAAGAAATCACTTGCTACATCCCGTTGTGGCGCTATTGCTGAACTGAGCAGGCTACTATATATATTTTGTGAACTATCCCTGCTTTGTTTTGCTTGACCAAATAAACGACCCATTAAACTTAGCGCTGCTCCAGCGCCTGCCAATTGATCTTGCTGACGTTGTTGTGCGGTAAGCACGGTCTGTGGTGTTGTAGTGCCAGCGGGTAAAACTTGGCCTGCTTTCCCTAACGTATCTAGATGTCCAAAACCTACCTCATATTTATTATCTGCAGTTTTAAAAGCCATTAAATTACCAAAGCCACCGGCATTAGCTGTTGGTACAGCAGTGCCATAACCCTGCATATAAACAGGTGTGCCTTTTAGGCCTGCAAAATCAATGCCTTTATGATCAGTGCTTGCGCCTGCCATTGGCGCATTTCTTGGTGCAAAACTTGACGTAACGGTAAGCCCTGCTTCTGGGTTCCAGGCTAAACTTCCGCCAGCAAGACGCCTGACCAAAGGGACTCTTCCTTCGCCAATCTGCACACCAGTAAGTGCACTCTTAATTGTTTCAGGATTTATATATTGTCCTGTTGTTAAATCTTTTACGTATTGATGAATATGTGGACCAGTGGCAGTACCAGTGGCCCCTATTGTTCCGATATTAAATAAACCGCCTACGCCTGCCATATGAGTATTTTATTACTATTCTAAAATAAAAAACCCTGCCGAAGCAGGGTTTATATCACACTCGTACCAGGTTGGCAGCAAAGACAGAGTCCCAGTCTACCCTACGAACTTGTTTCAACTGTTCTAAGTTACTAAATCTTTCACCGGAAAGACTCATTTGAATATCTTTAATTTCCCTTGCAGTTTTAAGTCCGATTCCCTTAATATGATCAGCAATCATTTGTGGGGTTGCTGAGTTTATATTAAGACGAGTTTCGGGTGGAAAGCTACGGGGCTCCTCGGCTGATGCCTTGTCTTTTACTTGCAGAGTCTTAACCGTTTTAGTGGCAGACTCATCGGGTTTAATTTCATTTTTGTAAACGGTAAAAAGGCGACTGTCTTGATCTTCGACCAGGAACCAGTCGCCGTTATCCCATTCACTAATGACTTTGACCCGTGCACCGGTTTTTGTGTGTTGGTAAAGCATGGACACCAGAAGTTCTGGTATTAGTTTAACCTAATCAGCTTACGGTGCGGTTAGGCAGATACGCTTCGATATCTACGTAATCGGGAGCGTTATCAGGAACGATGTAGCAAGCTTCAACGATAATGTAACCGGTGAGGCCAGCAGCTGCATCAGCATCAGATAGATATACACCACCTGAAGCAGAAGTAGCATCGCCACTGGCTTTTGCATACACCTTAAAGGTGGTACCACCAGTGAGTACCTTACACGCGCCAGTAACAGTAGGTGTACCGGAGGTGATAAGAAGGGGGGTAGAGCTAAAGGCTTGGCTGGCACCAGAGAAGAAGATCCTGGTGGAAGCATCACCTGAAACTGTAGAAGTAAGGAAAGCAGCAGCAACTGGTTCGCCAGAAGCGGCTACGGGGCTACCAGAGTTGTCACGGCCAAAAGCAATGACGTTACCAGTGGAGGCATATATACCAGAGGCCACGCGATTGTCACCCCAGCCAGCAGCAATAGAAATCGCAGAACGATAAATATAGGCTGATTGAGTAGAGTCGCCACTGATCACCATCCCAGTAATGTCAGGACGAGTGTCGTCTTGACGATAGGGGGAGGGAATAATCACACTCATGGTTTGACCATAAGTAGTGGAGTTGGCATTAGATGTGCCTGAGGCCCAGGTTACGGGCACATAGCCACGTTGTTGAAAATAACGCCAGCCGGGAATAGCAAGAACGGATGTGGGGCCATCCTTGGAAGCATTAACGGTGGTGCCGCCGGTGGTATCAATGTTCTTGTACCAGCCGTTGAGGGCTTCTACCCAGTTGCCGGGGTAGATCTTTTTAGTAGACAGGTAGGTCATTTATCTCTCCGTGTTGGTTTACTTATTGATATCAAAGAATGCCGTCATCGCTGACAAAGCTGTATGCATTGGTAACGAAATCCTTGTTCAGGATTTCAAAACCAGCGTACAGTTGCCAGATCAAGATGATGAAGCGGCTAAAGTCATCATTGTTATTGATGAGCACTTGAGCGTTAGGACCACCAACACCCACGCCAATGGCTTGGGGACCGAAGAAGAAACCTTGAGCAACTTCTTGGCTGCTGTAAGAAACGCTGTCAGTGAAGCTAGCGGAAACGTTCTTGGTGGGGAAGTTGGTTGATTCGTAGAACTTCACACCTTCAAACTGAACGCCAGTAGGCATTACAGGTTCGCCAGCGAGGAAGTAACCTTG